ACTTCAGGTTTCGTCAGTGATAAATTTGTTGTGGTTGTATCGGCCATATTCCTAATTACCTATGTTTTAAATATATAAATGAACAGCCGTATCAGGCTGCTTTATCAGTCCAGGGTGTTGAGGGATTATTGGTCTCAGTCCATGTTGTGCTTGGATTGACTACCTCAGTATAAGAAGTAGTGCTTGGCACATCTGGTTCCCATTTTCTCATACCATTCGCTGTCAGTCCACTCACTTGAGTTATTGTTGCGGATGCAGAATAAATAATCCCGCCCAAAGCAGTCATTGCACTTACTTGTGCGATGGTTGAATTTCCGCTTATTACCATCTCGGCAGTGGATGTAAAGCCACTGGTTTGATCGATGCTGGCAACGCCCAAAGCAATACGCACACCGCTTGCCGTCATCGCTGTGGTTTGATCGATGGATGCAGACCCATCAAGAATGATTAAACCTGTAGCCGTGAATCCCGATGTTTGGGCAATGGTCGCTGAACCAAGTTTTACAACTTCACAGGTTGCAGTGAATCCAGAAGTTTGATCAATGGAAGCCTCACCCGCATCAATTTGTGTGCCTGTTGCGGTAAAGCCAGAAGTTTGAGCAATGGTTGCCGAACCAAGTTTGACCACCTCTGCGGTAGAGGTAAAGCCACTGGTTTGAGCAATGGTTGCGGATGCTGGGAAGACAATAGTGCCAGCAGAAGTGAATCCAGATGTTTGATCAATGCTCGCTGAAGCATTGATCGTAAGGCTTGCGGATGCAGTTAGACCCGAGGTTTGGGCAATGGTTGCGGCAGCAAACTCATACTGAGGGTTGCCATAAGCAGCCTTGCCGTAGTTATACTGACCATAGCCAATCGAGGCCATGAGGTTACGCCAAGGTTATATCAAGGTCGCCCGCATCAAATCTGAATACATCGCCCGATGCAACCGCTTTGGAAGCAGTCAGAGCTGCCCAACCAAGTAGATTGCCACTGGTTAATGCATCAAAGACTCCAACGTGAGTAACAGTACCCCAAGAACCCGTTGCAGTCACAAACTCAACTGCTGCGCCATTGGTTGCAGTGGTAGGGGATGTGCCTGAGACGGTCATTGCTGGCATACTCTTTCTGGCATAAGAACCACCAGAGCATTCCGTACCACCACCCGTGTCTGAGGGTGCTGCGGTGTATAATCCCACATATAATGTCGTTGGTGCTGTGTAAGCTGTGCCACCAAATACATGATCCAAAACTTTATCTTCTAAATAGTCTGAAAAACCAGCCATTGTTATTTCCTCTAATTAAATTT